ACAACATTAAATGGAAATATAAGTAATGCCGCTACATCAATTGTTTTAACTGATGGTTCAGAATTTCCTACATCAGGATATATTGTTATTGAGAAAGTTTGGACACAAGCTGATTTAACAGCAGGTACAATTACTAATCCTTTATTAGTTGGTACTTATCAGAATGAAACAATTGAATACACGGGTAGAAGTACACATACTTTAACTGGATGTACACGTGGAACGTCTGCTCCATACAAAGGACAAGTTTTAGCAAACACATCGGCTAACGCACACTTATCTGGTGCAAAAGTATACGGATGTTATCTTGCAACAGCTGTTGGAACCACAACAATAGTGGGTCCTCAAACATCGCAAACAGAAACATTATATAATAATTTAACTTTCCCTTTAGTAAATAATGCTACTAGTGCGGATACAGGAGGCGGTTTTCAATGTACAATTGGACCCGTTAATGATAGGGCTTAATTATGGCAGGATATACACTCTCAGCATTAGAAGCTGACATTAGAAGTTATACAGAAGTAGACAGTACTGTTTTTAGTGGTGCTACTCTAGGCAGATTTATAGAAAATGCAGAATATAGAATTAATCTTGATATTCCTATGGACTCAGACAGACAAGAATGGCAAGGAACAATTGCTACCGATGTTAATACTGTTAGAGTTCCAGCAGGTTTTCAATTTGTAAGGGGAGTTCAAGTCTTTAGTTCTACCGCTAATTCCAATGAACAAGGTCAATGGTTGGAGAGGCGAGATCAAACTTTTTTATCAGAATATGTAGGAAGATTAACAGGGCCCGAAGGATCGACTGCATCGGGAGCTGATGTAACAGGACTCCCTAAATATTATGCTATGTTTGGAGGAGCGACAGGATTAACAGATACTACTTCTGGATCTATTGTAATGGCTCCTACTCCAGACGCCAATTATGTTATTAAAATATACGGAAATGCAATGCCAACAGGATTAGGAACTAATACTTCTGGGACTTATGTAAGTAGGTACTTTCCTCAAGGGTTATTATATGCTTCTCTAGTAGAAGCCTATGGCTTTTTAAAAGGTCCCACAGAGATGTTGACATTATATGAGCAAAAGTATAAACAAGAACTACAGAAGTTTGCAAGCATGCAAATTGGAAGAAGACGAAGAGACGATTACACGGATGGTACAATAAGAATTCCAATCGAGTCACCGCCTCAATAATTAGGAGAAAATTTATGGCAATAACATCAGCAATTTGTAACAGTTTCAAAGTTGAAATTTTAACAGCAACACATAACTTTACTGCATCATCAGGAAATACTTTTAACTTAGCTTTATATACAAGTTCAGCAACTTTAAATAAATCTACAACTGCATATAGTTCAAGTAACGAAATTTCTAACACATCAGGTTCTGCTTATTCTGCAAAAGGAAAAGCTCTTACCAGTGTAACACCTGTTTTATCATCAGATACAGCTGTTTGTGATTTTGCTAATGTCTCTTGGACATCTGCTACATTCACAGCTAACGGTTGTTTAATTTTTAATGATTCAGCATCTGGAGATCCAGCATGTTGTGCCATTGCATTTGGTGGAGATAAAACTGTAACAAGTGGAACTTTCACAATTGAATTTCCTGCAGCTTCGGCAGGATCAGCTATTATCGGTATAGCATAAGGAGGAACTCCTTATGGCTAATACTTGGAACGCATCCGGCACACTCTGGGGACAGAATTCTTGGGGTGATCAAGGAACCGTTACAACTTCTCTCACAGGACAATCTTTAACAACAGCACTTGGTACCGTTACACCTTACAACGAATTAGGTTGGGGCTCTGATACATGGGGTGCAGAGAACTGGGGAGAAAGTGCTTTTGATATAACTTTAACAGGACAATCTTTAACAACAGCTTTAGGTACATTAGTTTATGCAGGCGCAACTGATGGTTGGGGCCGTGATGCATGGGGAGATAATAACTGGGGTGAAAACGCAACTAGCGTTTCTTTAACAGGACTTTCTGCAACTACATCTATCGGTAATCAAGCCTGGGGCCAAGCCTCTTGGAGTGATGGCGCATGGGGAGATTATGCATTAGCCGTAGCTGATGTAATGGGATTAACAGGTGTTTCAGCAACAGGAGCTGTAGGATCTCCAGTTGCTAGGTCTGACAATACAACTACATTAACGGGCCTAGGAGCCACGTCAGCAGCAGGTGCAATTGTTATTGGAGAAGGAATTCCTTTAACCGGACTTTCAGGTACGATTGCTTTAGGTACTCCAGTCGCTAGAGGAGATTATACAGAATCATTAACAGGACTTTCAGCAACGGGTGCGGTAGGTGCTCCAACCATTACCTCTAATCCAACAATTGCTCCAACAGGACTTTCAGCAACTGCTGCAGTAGGAGCTATTTCTCCAACAGAACAAACCATGGGATTGACTGGAGTTTCGGCAACGACTGCAGTAGGAGCAATTACACCAACCGAACAAACTATGGGATTGACTGGAGTATCCGCAACTGTTACTGTGTCTCCTATCGGTGTAGCACCTATTGCATGGGGTCGTGTTACAGCCGCACAAACAGGTAATTATAGTAAAACAACAGCTACTCAAACGGGTACCTGGACTAAAATTACTAAAGGTGATTGACAATAGGAATAAAACAAAATATAAAAACGAATTAAGGATCTATTAGGAGAACAAAATTATGGCATCAACTTATACCCCTCTCGGCGTAGAATTAATGGCCACTGGCGAAAACGCTGGTACATGGGGAACAAAAACAAATACAAATTTACAAATTAGTGAACAAATATCTAGTGGATATGTTGTTCAAACTTTAAATGCTGACGGAGCAGGAGCAAATACAACTACACTCTCTGTTTCAGATGGATCAACAGGTGCTACTCTTGCAACTAGAATTATAATCTTAGGTGCAGAATCAGCCCAAGCAATTACAGGAAATAAAATTGTAACAATTCCTCTTGATGTAGAAAACTGGTATTTTATTAAAAACAGTACAAGTGGAGCTTACACAGTTCAATTTAAATACGTTAGTGGATCAGGTGGAAGTGTTACTTGGGCAACAACTGATAAAGGTTGGAAAGCTATTTATGCAAGTGCTAATGATGGTACTAATCCAGATATTATTGACATCGGAATGGGTGACGTCACAACAACTGGAACACAAACTTTAACAAACAAAACTTTAACAAGTCCTAAAATTGGAACTTCAATTTTAGATACTAACGGAAATGAATTAGCTTTATTAACAGCTACAGGTTCAGCAGTTAATGAATTTACTTTAGCTAACGCAGCAACCGGTAATGGTCCAACTTTATCATCAACAGGTGAAACAAACGTTGATATAAACATTAACCCTAAAGGGTCAGGAGTTCTTAAATCAGCAACTGCAGCAATTAAAATTGCAGGCAAAGAAACGATGTGGGTTCCAGCTGCAGCAATGTATGGTGCAAGTACTAACGGAGCTGATGCAGAACAAGTAGAAACTACAGCAACAAGACCTGATATGAAAGTTTTCGATTTTGATGCAAGTACAAAACAATACACACAATTTACTGTCGCTATGCCTAAATCATGGAATTTAGGAACGGTGACTTATCAAGTTTTTTGGGCTCCAAGTACTACAAACACAGGAAACTGTATTTTTGGATTACAGGGAGTTGCATGTGGTGACAGTGATACGATTGATGTTGCATTTGGAACAGCAATAGAAGTTACAGATGCTGGAATTGGAACAGTTGAAGATCAACAAGTAACCGCTGAAAGCAGTGCAATGACAATTGCGGGTTCCCCTGCAGACGATCAACAAACGTACTTTCAATTATATAGAGATGCAGCAGATGGTAGCGATACTTTTACTGGTGAATCAAGAGTTCTCGGAGTAAAAATATTCTATACTACAGATGCAGCGAACGACGCATAGGAGAAATAGAATATGTCTTTTGGTTATCAAGTACTAGGTTTTGGATCTGGTGGAGCCGCACCGTCAATATATGTGGTTGCTTCAGGTGGAACAATAACAACTGTTGATACAAATTATAAAGTTCATACATTTACAGGTCCAGGAACCTTTTGTGTTTCAACAGCAGGTTGTGGTTCCGATACAGGTGTTGATTATTTAGTCATAGCTGGAGGAGGAGCTGCCGGGCCTTCGTATGGTGGTGGCGGCGGTGCTGGTGGATACAGAGAATCTAATCCTGGCGCATGGACAGGAGCCCCAATAGCTGCAAGTGGTGGAGCTATAGCAGTAAGTGCTACAGGATATCCAATTACAGTTGGTGGTGCTGGCGCTAATTCAGTTTTTTCAAGTATAACTTCAGCCGCAGGTGGTAATGGCGGAGTAGAATGTCCTTTTCCTGGTGTAGCTGGTGGTTCAGGTGGAGGAGCAGGTTACGTAGGCACAGGAGGAGCAGGAAATACA